CTGAAATGTTATTACATTTCCTTGCTTGTGTGGTTCCGGCCACATTTGTTTTCTCGTTCTTTACGAGAAATCTAGGCTTATCTAGGTCTCTGCGATTGCTCAATTATGCTATTATCCTCGGTGTGGGTGTCACACAGACCCCACCAGGACATGACATCCTCATAGATGCCATGGCATGTGTGATACCAGACGTGGACTTTGGTCTGGGACCTTTTCGTTTGAGCTGGTCGTTCAATCGCTATGTTGTTCATGCACCCCACACAGAGTTGTGCGCGGGTCGTGGCCTGTATCCATTTACGGGACCACATCGTGTCGACTGGTATCGTTTTGGTCCTCGTGGCCATTACTATTGTGGTGTTGCTGCCCAATCGTGGATCGCAACATTTGCCTACCTCTTTGCCATTTTGTCCGTGTTGGTCATGTCATACTATGTTTATGCAGAGTTTGGCAATCAACTGACTTCCCGATTCTTTCATCCGTTGCGCACATATTTTGCTGAACGGCTTGTTAGCCCGCAGACGCAGCAGCATTTGCGCGTTTCTTTCCGCAATTCGAAGCTCCCGGCTAATAAGATCAAGGACCCAAACCATCCACATCCTGTTCAGGCAGAAGCGCGAAACACTCCGTTGAGCACAGCCAAGATGTTTGAGGTTTTGTCAGGATTAACACTCACCGATGTGCAAGGCAGTATTGCAAGTTGGTTTGAACCAAGCAGACTTTGGCTTTGGCCCATTGATACGCAAGGACCGCAGGCACCTATGCCTGACGGACCGTTGTTCATGAACGACACGGATCACCATGTCGACATGCCACGATTTCTTGCGTCGCGTGCCAAGCCAGTCATCATTGGTTCATTTGTCCCATCTGCTGTTGCGAAAAACGAGGCGGAGTTCAGCTACACGTTCAATGAGAAGGATGAAGTTGACTACCGCGTGTCAGGTGGAGCTCATTTCACCCATCGACTTTGGAATTTCGCCGCGGACTTGATCCAGGCATGTCACTATGGATTCCTGTTCCAGACCATCACCACATTTAACGTGGAGCGCCATTCAGTAGACGCAGACCATGATGTTATAGCCTTGTTCCCATTCTTGCGACAGCGTGTGCCGTCGGTATTAAGCATCCCTCTTCTCATGGTTTGTGCCATGTTCTTGGGTGTTGACTACTGGATTTCCGCGGTGCTGTGCGCATTATTGTTGCTGATCAGACAGTACTATGTTCGCCTGCTTCTCACCCATGAGTTGCAGCGTCTCCGCGTTGCCGTCAAGGGCGTGGATGGCACCACAAGAACGATGTTGCGTGTCCAGTCGCCGGGTGAGCCCATGCGAGTATCGTTAGGCACCCCAGGCCAATATGACGCCGTCACTGTTGACGCTGACCATTTCGACGTTGCCAAGACAGCAGCACTCAATAGTGCTGTCAAGTTTAGTGCTGCCTCAGCTAGGGTACTCCTTGGGCAGACTAGCGACGTGCAAGCACAACCACTCGTTGCAGCAGTTCGAGCGGCAGTGCGCAGTCAAGACACAATACAAAAGCCGTTCACGGAGCCATCGATCAATTACACAGCAGTGCACCCAGGAGTGTTTGACGATGGCGCCAAGTCCATGGATGTCATTGGTACACCCATTGCCCCAGGAGCATATTTAGCCCTGGACACGCGCTTGGGCACATGGCACGCCATATCTGGGCGAGTCACTGAGCCGGCAGTCGGTGCTGCCAGCACCGTTAGTCCGAATCCATGGCTTGTGCGAGCAATTCAGGAGTATTCCACAGAACTGGCGGGACTTGTTGGCCAGCTGGAGCTTGCCACCATTGATGATGTTCATGTTGCGCAGTCAACACCCTCACAGCGCCAGATTTTGCAACGAGCCTATGACACCACCAAGATTTGCAACCCAGACGCACCTGCGAAGGACTTTAAGAAGGCCGAGGTTTACACAAAGGCGAGTCCACCACGCACAATATCAACAGCCGATGAGCCGGGCAAGTTGCATTTTTCGCGCATCATTTATCCGTTGCAGGAGGCATTGGGTCAACTGGCACGTAGTGGTCTTTACCCATGCTACGGACCGGGCTTGACGCCTCTTGAGCTTGCGGACCGCGTCACTGAAATTTGTCGAGTGTCGGATGATGTCAACTGCGCGGATGGTGACAAATTTGATGGCAGGAAGACCGGCCTCGGTCGATTGCTGGTACATGCCGTGCTCACGAAGGTTTATCCTCCACAGCACCATCGTGAGGTCACTGAGGTGTTCAATGCTAGTTACAACCGTAAGGTCAAGGCAGAGCATGGTGCAGTATACGACCAGGGTACGAAACAGGGCTCTGGGTTTGCGGACACCACATGCAGCAACACCCTGGAAAACGACTTCATGGCTTACATTGGCTACCGTAGTACGCCCATCGCTGGTGATTATCCCACGCACATCCAGGCATGGAATTGGAAACTCAAACACGTCATAGCTTTTGGTGATGACCTGCTCGCCGGCAACCTCAGCCCAGTGCACCATTGCAAGGCAGCCGCGATGATGGGGCACAAGATGGAGCCGAACGTCATCAAGCGTGGTGAGCTGGGTGTTGAGTTCCTCTCTCGCCGATACACTACAGCTGTCTGGTTTGGCGACAACAACAATTGCGCCGATCTCTCGAGAGCGTTGCCAAAGGTCTTTGTGAGGACGCGTTCTTCCGTTACCGATGCTGCATGGTTCGAGGCTCGCATTAGTTCCTATGCGCTTGCTGACCAGCACACGCCGATACTAGGTAGCCTTGCTGCGCGTTATTGTCACCTCAACGCTGGCTTGGATAGGAGCGTGGCACGCCTTGTCAGTTACTTCGCACGGTATCCAGAAGCACAGCAGTGGCCGAACCGTTACAGTGAGGACTTTGAGCGTCACTTGTACTCGTCGTTCCCGACATTTGATCTGGAGAAGTTTGACGAATGGCTCGAGTCAACAGACCACAGCTTCGAGAGCTGGAAATGCGCCCCACTTTGTGCTGAGCCCACACCCGCCAAGCCAGCGTCTGTGATGGCAGTAATTGGTGAGCAACTGCATGATGGACCAGCCGTCAAGAAGCCACCGAAGCAGGCTCCCACGAGCAAGGGCAAGGAAGAGGCGGACTTGGTAGCGGCGGTAGGTATACGCAATGGACTCGATGCCGCAATTGCGACCGCAGAGTCCCTCCAGTCAATCGAGTGTGGCAGTTGCCATAAAAGTTTTACGCATGATGCATTTTCCAACGCTCAACATGAGAAGTTCCTCCAAGGTGGCAAACCGCGCTGTAAGCCATGCATTGTAGTGGCGAACGCGGCATTTGATGCCAAGAAGACCTCAGCGACCAAACGGCCCGTGCCTGGCAAACCCCATGTGCCAGACGGAGCTTCACGCGTCGGTGGTGGTCGAAAGAAGACATGAAGTGCCCTGACGGGCCAGGTTGAATGAGTCGGGCGCCTTGGGTGGGCGCCCGATGAAAATCTTACTTATCACAAGTTCTATTCAACCTTTGAAAATTTCAAACAACAAAAACATAACCCAAATCAACGCAAATGACTCAAACCAAGAAGAAGGCCCCACGAGCCCCGGCTGGAATGCGTGCATCTTCTCGTCAGGCTGGCTTTGCCCAGGACCAAGCAGCCATGCAGAAGTTCGACAATCAGGTTGTCAAAGCTGCCACCCAGGCGACTTTGCCCCCGATGCGCCCTGCTGGTGGATCGCAGTCGACCCGCCAGACCTCCAAGATTTCTTCTTCCCCGGCACAGACGTCCGCGAGGAATAAGGACAAGCGTACCAAGAAACAAGCCGCGCCCAAAGCTCCGCAGCTCGTTCCGCGCCTGGACCTTTGGCTTCGTTGTCTTGGACGGCCATTCGATAACGTTGAAGTCAAATGCCCCGTTAACTACAATCCTGTGCCTACCATCATGACGTCAGTTGCTCGTACAACTTCAACGTTCCGACAGACTGTTGCAGCCAATTCCACGGTGCAACTTGCTTTGTTTGGTGGCCATGGCAATCCGTCAGACACAGATGCCATGGACGGTGTTTCGTACCATGCTCGTCAAGTCAACATAGGTGGCTCAGTCGTCTCAATTGGACCGGTTCAATCTGGTGCCGCTGGCGGTTGGGTCAATGCCCTCATTTCCACTGGTCTCACTATCAACAACGCGCGCGCAGAAGTTGCGACAGCTGTGGTCAACGTCCCGGTTACTTATGACCAAGCGTTGCCATACGTTGGCGCAGGTGGTGATGGTGTCCACACACGTTGGAAGTTGACTGCTATGGGCGTGCGCGTCCAGAATGCAACAGAGCTGGCCGTCCGTGCGGGCAATGTCAACCATTGTCAACCCGCCAATGGGACCTATCTCACTAGCCAGTCTGCGTTTGCCAAGTACCCAACATGGCGTACAACTCAAGAGGCAAACACAGGCACGCTCGAGATATCTTGGATCCCCCGGCCCCAAGACCTCGCGTTCTGGCATTCTGTTACCACTGCGGAATCTGCTGCTGCCACTGACCTCGTCGCCGCTGACTTGTTCGTCTGGATGAACAATGAGGCAACAGTCCCACAGGATTACTATATCCAAATCGTTGAACACTGGGAAATTGGTGGAGACAACCTTGTCGCCATTTCCTCACCAGCAGTGTTACAGCCAAATGACCGCGCCATTGTTGAGCCTATGCTCGACGTCGTGAAGTTTACTGCATCCTCATCACTTCAGGCGCCCTCCATTGCTGCTTCCATTGCCAGCGCCATGTCACCATTAGTTTCCCGCCTCGGGGACGAAGCGATGGCAGCTGTGAAGAAGCATGCTCCAGAGGTGCTCGCTGTCGCGGGCTCGGTCTTTGGTTTGTGAGCGATCCATTGGTCTTGAGAGCCAACAGACCACAAAAAGAAAACTCGGCTTTTCCCAAACTCGGAGAAGTTTAGAGACTTGGTGATTCCTGCCAAAGGTGGGAACCCAATTTTGATGCCATTAGCATCGAGGTTCATAAAGAGTAACCCTCACTCCTCGTCGTTCCTGCGTTTTTCGCGTAAGCGCCAGCAACTGATAATTGCTGC